GATACTATGATTAGTTCAAATCTTATAAAGCAAATGGCAGAAACGTCATTCATTGTATCCAGTGCTGGAAACGCTGGAGAAGATGGAGAAACTATGAGAGCTAGAATGGGAAAATATTGGTTTCAAGTAGGTGCTTTAGACTATGATGAACGCTCTAATCTATTTAGCTTAATGAGTTATTCAAGTTGGAGAAGAGATAAAGTTGATGGGGCTACATTTAGTGGTATAGAAACAGTGCTAGGTACGTTTCATGGTACGAGTGCAAGTAGTCCTTTATATGCATGTTTGATAGCAGAGTATTTTGAAAATCATAAGTTAAGATTTGATAGGACTCCACCTGTAGCTATGACATTGGATTTTATAGATAGGAATTCACACAATGTGTTATTAAGAGATGAAGATTCTGATTTAAAATTAGGTTATGGATTACTTGTTTTACCAGAGGAATACAATTTTGAGAAAATTGTATTTACGTTTGAATCTGGTAAAAATGAAAGTTACGATACTGTTCTTAGATATACTGATGACGAAGTAATTGCAACTAAGATTAAAGACGTTGCTAAAATAATTGATGGCAGAACATATTTACCAGTCAGAGAATTGACTAAATTATTAGGTATTGATATTGAATGGGATAATGATAAGAGACAAGTTCAAATATATAAACAACAAGGTGACCATTAAAGTTATACCAATACAAGCCATATATAACCCATTTAACAGGGTTCTATGGCTTGCTGGTATAAATACTCAATAGGTTTATAAAGTTGTTCAAAGTGGTATAAAGCGTAGATTGGAGAATGATTATAAGTGGTAGAAAAGATAGCGGTTGCTTTATTTATAGCAGTATTTGGGCTCATAAGTAAAATAATACAGCAAAATATGGAAAAGAAAAGTAGGATTAATGTAAGTGGTGAATTAAAGCATCATTATATATTCTCCCACATAGATGATTTGATTAGCAGAATAGACAATGAAGTAAATATCGAAGACGAGGGCAGAGAGATACTTGTTAAGATAGTAGTAAAAGAAAAGATTTTAATATTTAAAAAGAATCTAATGGAATTATCTATTAAATTAGATAATTGTTATGAAAATTGTGATAAAGATAATGTGAATGGATGCAACAGACTTTATGAGGAACACATGAAAACTTTCAATAAATCAATGACAGAATTTAATAATTTCTATAAGAACAATGATTATCTTAATGATAAAGAAGAGGAAGTATTAAAAATATTTATGGATAGTTTTGCAGAGTATAACCAGATGAACATAAATGGATTGAGAGATTTTGTTTTCAGAGTATGCAATTCTAAACTATTTACTGATTGCAAATATGTTACATCTAGTATTTATAATTTATATATAACAATATTTGATAAAATGATTCTTGATGCAGAGAAAACATTAAGTTCATTAAACGGAGATTTGACTGGTAAAATTATTAATGGTGTTGAGATAGGTGAAATGAGTGATATTGAAGACTTGACAGAATAAGAGGTGATTGAATGAGTGACAATAAATTTATGAAAATTAGATATGATTTACTAGACCCAAATCCATATAGCAGACCACAATATAGAATTGATAAAATAAAAGGATTAGTAGTACATTTTGTAGCTAATTCTATGAGTCTGGATTATGAAAATAGAAACTTTTTCAACAACAGACAATATGGGAAAGATGAATACGGTTCAGCACACGAGATAATTGGCTTTGATAATACTGTATTGGTATGTATACCAGATGATGAGATGGCGTATCATGTTGGTGCCAGTTCATATATGGATGGAATATTTAAAAGATTAGGAACAACATATCCTAATAATTGTTTATATGGAATAGAATTTGTTCATCCAGATTGGACTGGTAAACCAAGTGATGTAACTTATAAGACATTGATATATAGGCTAGCTGATTTATGTGCTAAATATAACTTAGATCCTATCGAAGATATTTATAGACACTATGATATAACTGGTAAAAATTGTCCTAAGTATTATGTTGAAAATCCAGATGAGTTTGATAAAATGAGAGAGGAGGTCGAAAGTATAATGAGTAACTTTGATAACCACCCAATATATGATAAGTGGCAACTTGAACAGGGTAGCGATTCTATTGATAATCTAGTTGAGTTGGGTATGTTAGACACACCAGATTTACACAAGGAGACATTAACAAAAGGTAGTATACCCCCTTGGATTGCGTATAGTTTATTTAGTAGATTGACTACTATGCTATCAGAAAAACAATCTGATACAAATGTAGACTATAATAAGGTAGCTTTAGAAATGGTTAAAATGTTAAATGTGGATTTGAATATTAAATAATTATCATAATAAAGGAACATGTCATATAATACTTTGGTAAAATAGAGAGGAGGTGATTATATTGTCAAGATTGCGAGATAGAAAAGAATATGATGGTCAAACACTTGGAACTGATGCGAATGATGAAACTAGATTCATAAGAACAAATGAACATGGTGATTTAACTGTGAGTGTGAATGACAATTCTAGAAGAGGGAACTTGAATAGTATATTTGGTGCTCAATTAGTAGCTAGTAGGAAACTATACACATCATTAAATTTCACAACTAAAGCGGATACAAGAACCACAACAGATAAATCAACCGCATCTGGTTCAATTGGATATGTGGATAGTAAATTATCCGTTGCGAGTGGAACTAGTACGTCAAGCAGTGGTGTATTTGAAACAAAGAGGACATTGAGATATAAAGCTAGTAAGAGTTTTGAATGTATGTTCACAGCTAGATTTACAGCACCAGAAGTTGGAAACACTAGAAATATAGGTCTATTTAATGAAACGACTGGATTTGCTGTTAGGATGATAGATGATGAATTGAATTTTTCACTAAAAAGAGATAATTCATGGGTAGTTAACATACCACAATCAGAATGGAATGGTGATAAATTTGATGGGACTGGATATAGTAAAGTTGATTTAATTACATCTAACTTGGCTATTTATAGACTTTCTGGTGGTTATCTAGGAGTAGCACCATTAACATTAGAAATATATGCTGGTATGGGAATTGGATTTGTAGAAGCACATACTATGGACTTTAGCAATAGTAGAACTAATACACATTTTAATTCACCATACTTACCATTCAGAATAGAATCTGTCAATACTACTGGTATTGGAAATAATATAATAGAGTCTGGTAGTGTTGCTGTATCATTGTTCTCTGGTGAAGATAGTTCTTATGAGCCAGATGACTCATCAAGAGAGTTCTCTATTGATACAGGTTTGACAACTATCATTGCAGATACAGAGACAGTTGTAGGTGTGTTCCATAATATAGATACTTATAATAGTCTACCTAATGAAGTTGTGTCAAGATTGATTTCGATAACAGCAACGTCTGACGGTACCAAATCAGTTTTATTAACGGTTAAGAAATTAAAAACTCCACCAACAGGTGGTACATGGACACTCATAGATTCTGAGAACTCTATACTTGAAGAAGGTGTTGGAGCGACTATTACACAAGTACAATTAGATAACGCAGAAATATTATTCATAGATGCACTAGCTAAAATAGATTCTCTTAGAGAAGACATTAGTAATTTAGGAGTTGAGTTATATCCAGATGAATATGCTGTACTAACAATGGAAAGTACTGGTGCAAGTGATACGAGAGTAGTAATAAGAGAGTCAGAAAGATTTTAATTAGTACTTGACAGACATTAATATATATGGTAAGATTGGTTTAGAGATGTTGGAGAGGAGGATAAATGGAAGAGCTTGGATTTATAACATATGATATGTTGTTGACATTTACAACACTGATAACGATTGTATTCATGGTGGTTGAATTTTCAAAAGAAGCAAGGTATATTAAGAGTATCAAAACAAAATACTATTCAGCTTTCGTTGCATTCTTAATTATTTTATTAGCGAATGTTGCTACTGGGAGTTTTGAAATGATTAATGTACCACTTTATGGTTTGTCATCTATAGCCATATCATTGACTGGAAATGGATTGGCGAATTTTAACAGTGATAAACTAAATAAGAAATAAGAAAATTGTATAACAATTTAGCAATCAGTTTAATATTGGTTGCTTTTTTCAATTAAAGGTAATGTAAGTTAAACCTTACAGTAGAAAGGGGAAAGATATATGGATACTGTTTTAGAGTTACTAGAGAGAGAGTTAAATGTTAGCAGATGGACTACTGTCAATAACCCACTAGCCTAAAGGCTAGGGGGTTGTAAAAGCCTTTATTGATTAGACTAAGTTTTAACTAACTACGTTATGTGAGAATATATAGTTACCTACGAATATAATACCTAGTTTGTAGCTCTAAGGTTAATGATTAAACAATCTTGATTGGGAAAAGATAGTGTTGTTAACATTAAACCTCACGGTAACATTGTCGAAGGTATCACTACTCTAAAAGGCGGACATAGCATGCGTGTATATGTCATTAACAAAAGAAAAGAACCATTAATGCCTACAAAGCCACAAAAGGCTAGAAAGTTACTTGAAAGTGGTAAGGCTAAAATAGTCAAAAGAGAACCTTTTACTATTCAATTATTACAGGCAACAGGTGAAACCAAACAAAAAGTAACACTTGGTGTTGATTCAGGTAGTAAAGTAATAGGTTTATCAGCAACAACCGGGAAGAAAGAAGTGTTTGCTTCAGAAGTAATTTTACGAAAGGATATAGTAAAGCTTCTAGCGACAAAAAGACAAAATAGAAGAACTA